CACTTGATATGGTTGCCAAGTTAACCACCTCTCCTGAGGCCATGAAAGAAAACCCGGAACGCCTGTTCTTAAGGTAACACATCCCATAGGATCGTGGATCTGCCTTACAAGCTTCCCAGAAAATAAAGAATAATCTATTCGATTCTCTAAAGTCTGGTGCCCCAACGTCAATTTTACTCCACTGCAAGTACATGTAATGAGTACCACTAATGTAAGTAGGAATGCTTTGGTTATAAAACCAAAAACCTTCCTCCCTACGGGTAAACTCTTTATCAATGTAATCATACCATCTTTCTTTAAAATCTTCTGGATATTGTTTAAAATCAAATACTGTTTTTATTTTACTTAAAACTTTAGGATACTCAAATTTATTCCATTTATTGTTTTTAAATTTGTAAACATCTTTTGCTTGTGGCAAAGCTATTTTAAGATTTTGTATTTCGTATATTTCACCTATAGTACCGTCTTTACTAATAACAACCATATCGTGTTGATCATTGTAACCATACTCCCATTTTTTATTTTTGTTATATTTTTTAAGAGTACTTGGTGTTATATAATCTTTTAATACTTTATATAATTCTTGTTTATACATTATTTAGACCTCCCTTCAGCAAAGCCTTTAAAACTAGACTTCTTTTTTTCTTCAACTTTAGGTTTGTCTTCTAACATATTTTTTTCTTCTTCAATACGGTTTAATATTTCAAAAGCATCAAATATAGCTAGTTTTTTTGTAGCTGCAGCATTTTTTAATCTATCTGCGGAAATATCAGGTCCATAATCTATTATTGGTTCTTTAGCGACTTTAATTAACTCTTTGACCGCTACTTGACCAGCTTGGATTATATTTTTCTTCGTTTCCTTCGTGCTCATATTTAATTACAATATCATTTGATTTCATACAATATAAACGTTCTTTGTCTACTAAAAATTCCCATTCACTGTTGGGTGTGAATCCAACTTTGTCTCCCTCGTTTATTTCTAGCGCTTCTAATGAACTATTACCATATTTTAATATACCTATAAGCTTTTGCTCTTTATCTAACGTTGTAGAGCTTTTATCTTTAATAGGTTGAATAAAACAACGATCACCAAAACTGTGCCAACGATTAGAGTTTTTATATAAATATATTTGGTCTATATTACAAAAATATAAATCATTTTTAAAAAACGATCTACTTTTCTTTTTTTCACCACGCATATCATAAAAAACTCTAAACACGTTTTGATGCACAATAATTTTATCGCCTTTGCTTATTTTTGTTTTAAAAGCTATTGGAACTTCAATAACCTCTGCTAATCTATTTACAAATTTCCATGATTCAATTTTAGTATTTAAAACTAATTTTTTATCACCAACTTGTATTTCATTTTTATATAAATCACCAACAGGTTTTATAATAAAATCATATAAGCTTTTCATTAATATTCTAAATCATACTCAACTGATATTGCCATATTAGAATTAAATTTTTTCCAAGGCAATACTTCGTTGTTCTTTTTTATATAAATATTATATGAATTATCTTTTTCTTCTAACAAAATATATGCTATTTCATGACCGCCGTAGACTTGTTGACCAACAGCGTAGTGCATAGCATCATTTTTATAATCAGAACCAATACTTATTTTTCTAATATTATTTGTCATTTTCTTGCTCCATAAAAGTAAAAGAACCATCGGATAAATCTATGTTTATATTACCGTATACTTGTTCTAATTCTTTTTTCGTTTCCTCAACTTCTTTTTCAAGTTCATTAACTCTATTTACTAAAGCTGATTTTTGCATTTCTAAAACACCTATGCCACCTAAAGCTTTATTAAGATTTCTTTGTTGATCTTGTACTAATTCTAATTCTTTGTCAGTAATTTTATTTACTTCTTGTTTTTTCTTTGTCATAATTTTTAATTTAATTTAATTTAACTAATATATTTATATAGTTACATATATAAATATTATTTACCTACCAACTATTAAATCAGTAGCTGCGCCTGAAGAAGGAACTACAACGTAATCTACTAATACTGGTAAAATATCACCAGCTTGTGCTCCTACAAACTCTACGCCATCAGCAGCTGTTGGTGGTAAACTTTTTACAGATAATATTTTTAATGTAGCATTACCTCCACCTCCAGATACAGTTATTATATCGTTCATTTTATAACCAGTACCAGCCGCATTTATAGCGACAGCTGTTACTGCTCCAGCTGATACAGTTGTGTCTACGGTTAAACCACTTCCACTACCACCTGTTGTAGCAACGCCGTTAGCAGCAGTATACCCAGAGCCTCCAGCTGTTACTTCTAAAGCTTCTACTGTATTTTGCGCGCCAACTGTTCCAGCTACAATTACTTTAACTCTACCAGTTGTTCCTACATATACTACAGATCCAGCTAAAAAAGTACCTAACGTACCTGTTTGATTCATAAATTCCCAAGCTGGTAAAGGATTTATGTTGTTAGTGGGTGTCCAAGATTGGGCCATACCCATAAAACTATCACTAAATTTAAAGTTTGCCATTTTTATTATTTTTGTTTAAATATACTTGTTGCTTTTTCTGTTGTGCGTCCGCCAAAATAGGCTAGAACAACTGCCATCATTACTTTTTCAAATGTATCATTCCATGTTGAGTGTATATTGAAAGGTATAGTTTCAACGCTATCTAATATACCAGCAAATGAAAAAATAACTATACACCATATTAATATTAATGGTCGTACGTTTTTAGACATCCAAGAGTCAGACATGGAATCTGCTTGCCATCTTGAAGTTATCGCTTCTATTTCTTTATTTTGTTGATCAAATATCAACTGTTGTAATTTTATTTTATCTTCATTAGGCGCGTCAGATTTTACTATTTCTGCTATTGCTTCTTTTGGTGAAGTTACGCCTTGTAATACATTACTTAATGTAGGGTTTATTACTGACGTAGCGCCTAATAATAATTTACCTACAGTAGTATCTTTAAATTGTTTTTTACTCATGATTTTTTATACGCCTCTGCTTCCCATGGCAGATTTTTAGCGCCCTCTTTCATTTTACTTCTTGGATATACCTTACCTTTCCAATAAACATTATCATCATCATAATTTAAATCACCTCTTTTCATTTGATCGATATGAACCTCTTCGTGAGCTATAACATCTGGTATGTCACAAGGATCAACATCTTTATTTATAATAATAGTTAAATTATTATTAGCTTTTCCTAATACATCATCTTCCATATCTACATGATAAACCGGAGTTAATCTTCTATAAGGAGGGTTATTTAATTTAAAAGCCATAATTATTTTTTATAAGGAAACACTTTATTTAAAGCATCTCTACGTTTACTACACCCGCAGCCACCGGGTATGCTATTAGCTAGCTTTTTAATTCCAGTGGCTTTGGTGAAGTTTTCAATTGTGTCTCCTAGTCCTCTAGGTTGCATAATTATGCTACTTTAAAAGATTTAAAATAAACCTTTTTAGAAGGGTCATATTTAGCACCAGCTAAAGCATCTTGAGGAGCTACTACCGTAGATTTTACTCCACCAGGGTTTCCTGTAATAGCTTTGTTAATAGCTTCTTTTAACTGAACTTCGTAATCAGCTGCGCTTGGAGTAGCTGTATCAGGATCAGTAGCTTTTGAATCCGTACTAACTAAAACAGTACATGTATCTGCAGCTGCAGGTCCATTTGTTTTAATAGTAGCTGTCATTCTTGAAGAAACTTCTGCTACTGATACACTAATAATTGAATCAGCTAACAATAAGTTATCTCCATCTTCTGCTGGAACAGCGCCTGAAGCATCGTGTCCACCTATTACATGAAAATTAATCCATTTTGCCATAATTTCTAATTTTTAATTGTTTGACTTGGTTTTTGTTATTTTGAGTTTTATACAGTTCTCTACTGTTATGCTTTTTTCTTTGGTTTTTTAGCAATTTTTTTAACCAGCATTTTTTTACCTTCTTCTTCTTGCTCTAAAGCACTCATTCTAGGACCCATACAGTGTTTTTCAACTGCAGAACCATAATGATTATTAGCAGCAGGTGAGTTATCATGATTCATCTGTATATCAGATCTATGTTTTCCTGATGGAAAATGCTCATCAGTAAATTTTTTACCATGTCCTTTATCAGACATTGGTGATCCACCTTCGTGTCCTTCTTTTAACGGGGACATTGATGATTTAAAATGTTTTGACATCCATGGTCTATCTCCACTAGCATCTCTTACTACTGGGTTATCGTGAAGTAAATTACTTCTTTCTTGTTTTGCTGATTCCATATGAGGTCCACCTTTATGCATTGATGGTCCCATAGGTTTCATGTTGTTACTTGAATCGTAAGGCATAATTTTAGTTTTAGTTATTTAGTTTTTCTTCTATATCTTTTTTGCGCTCTTCTAACGCTTCTATCATCGCTTAGTTCTTTATCAAAAACACCTGCGTCGCTAGCAAAGTCATAATCAAAATCTTCATGACCATATTTCATTCTAGAATCTAATTTTGGTAATGCGCTCATATTTGGTCCTCCATGATCTCTAATACCGTGCATTGTTTGCTTGTGAGCTTTCCAACCTTCAGGTCCCATATCATGGTCGTTTCTATCACCTCTACTGTGAGCTGGAGAATCATGATCGTGTCTAAGGTTTTCTAAATAATGTAGTCTTGCTGAAGCTGTTAAATTTTTGTTATAAGCTTCTTTAGCATCATAATCTTCATCGTGTCTTTTTGAAAACTTAGAGTTTCCTGAATAATGACCATAATGTCCTTTGTGCATTTGTTTTCCCATGATTTATTTTTCTTTTTTATATGTTGGTACTTGTACACCGTAATGTGAAGCATATGCTTTTTTGTATTCTTGGCTGTCAGTGTCGCCATACCAAGTCTCATTACCGTATTGTTCTTTAAATTTATCGTCTTGTTTTTTCTTTTTATTTCTAGCATCTATGTCTATAGCAGCTTGACCTATTTTAGCAAACATGTCAGTATACATATGAGCTGTGGGTATATATGCAGCGCCTATATCACCTCCACCTTCATAACCACCTTGTTCAAGTGGTGACATTTTAGGAGCGCCTTCACCTATAATTACACCGTGTTGACCTGGATAATCTTGCTCTCTAATAGTTTTATCAGTTATCGACATTGTTTGCTTCATAAGCTTTTGTTCAGATTCTGACATTGGAGTTTCTAAAACTTCAGTTGGCTCTTGATTTATCTCTACCTTTTTAGGTTCTTCTACATTAGAAGCTTCTTTTCTTATAGGATTTTTTGCAGAAAATAATTTTGAAAACGGTGAACTCATGATTAGCTATTTGCGTGGTATGCTGCAAGAGCTTTTTCTGCTTCAGCTCTAGAAGCAAAACCATCTCTCCATACACCACCTTTTTTATTATTTAATATTACGAATTTACCGCCTCTTTTAACTATACAGCCTGATCCACCTTCTGATTTAGCGCACCCTTTACCTGCTTTAAAAAACGGACTATTATATTGTGTATACATATTTATTTCATTTTATGCTCGCAGCATCTAAGTGTAACAGGTCCTGCTTCATACATAACCTTGTCTTTTAAAACTTGTTTTCCAGTAATACCAGAGCTAGAACCTATACCGTGTACTCTTCCAGTTTGATCTAGTGGTCCGTCCCATATATGAGATTCACCTACTATACCAACTTTAGTGCCTGGCTTTAATTTTTCCATTGCTGGATCATATTTTTTGTGCATCATAATTAGTCTTTTTTATTGTGTTCTTTTTCTATGTCTTTTAATTCTTTTGAAAGTTTAGTGTACTCTCTATCTTCATAAAACTCACCTTCTTTTCTTTCTTCTTCGTAATCAGCTCTTATTTCCTGTATTCTAGCTTTTATTTCTTCAACTCTTTCGTCTTTGTGTGCAAAAAACGCTGAACCATAATTAGGAGTTAAAGATCTGTTTCTAGCCATAGAATCTCCAAAAATACCCATACCCATGTTTTGAGCCATTGGATTAAAAGTGTTCATATTACCAGCATTAGCTAACATTTCAGGATTTGTTATTTCTACAGGTTCAGCAGGACTTACAGCCGCTGTAGCATCTTGAGGTCCCATGTTAGCGCCTATTTCTTGCATAAGACTTTGGTTTTCTGAAGGAGGTACAAAACCTCTATTTCTTGCGTTTTGTCTTGCTTTTCTTGCTCTTGCTCTTTTTATAGCATCAGCAACAGTTGTGTTAAATAAACCTCTCATTGCTCCACCTCCAGATAATGCGTTTATGCTTGGATTATTTCCAATACTACCTATGATTGATGCCATACCTGCTAGACCGCCGAAATTTATTGCGCTATTACTCATCTTGTTTTATCTTTGTTTAAATTATAAATAGCTTTTGTCATTACTTTATCCATATAAGAAGTTCCAGTTATTATTTTATTTCTACTAGCAACATTTATATCTTCTTGACCAAGCATTATTCTATATATACGTTTTATTAGTTGTTTACCTTTAAATGAAACTTTGTATATATTATATTTTTGTGTTGTTCTATTTCTATTACGCCAAACAATTATCCAGTTGTTTTGTATTAATTTATTCCAACGTCGATTATTCCAGCTATAAGTATAAGTACCTGCTTTAAAATCTTTTATTGTAAATAAATCAATACAGTCAAGATATATTAATAATTCTAAATCACTATCAGTTAAATCGTTGTTTTTACAAGCCCACTTACGTATTATTCTATAGTGTTTCATTAAGTTTAAATTCTTAATATCATCTGCACTTATTTTCATAATACAACTACAACATCTTGAGCTTTTATAACATGATAAGATTTTTTATTTATTTCTATTTTATGACCAGCATGTCTGTCAAAATATATTTTACTATTTTTATCTATACCACTAACATCACAACCAACAGATACAACATTTGCTTCAACATATCTAATATCTTCTCTTTGGTTTTCTGCTAAAAGTAAACCACCTTTAGTTTTAGTAGTTCCTTCTTTAATTTTTTCTATTATTAAATTTCTACCTACTGCCTTCATTAACCCTAATATTATTAATTACACAATCAGTTGATAAAATAGTACTTGCTACTGAAGCTGCATTTTGAAGAGCGCTTTTTGTAACTAATAACGGATCAATAATACCGTCATTAATCATGTGTACCATATTTCCTGTAACTACATCAATACCATAACCATCTTTACCAGATATTGTTATTTCTTCATATCCAGCGTTACTAAGTATTGTTTTATAAGGAGACATTGTTGCTTGTAGTAAAACTTTTTCACCTTCATTTTTAGATTCAATTTTAAGAGAAGCGTTTAACAAAGCAACACCACCGCCTGGAATTATACCTTCTTTTATCGCAGCTTTAGTAGCACATATAGCGTCTTCAACTCTGTCTTGTTTTTCTTTTAATTCAATATCAGAGTTGGCGCCTATTTTTACTATAGCTATTTTAGCGGCAAGCATCGCTAATCTTCTTTCTAGCTTAACCACTTCATTAGCTGTATTTTTTTGTAACAATTTATTTTTAATACTTTTTATTACTTTTTTTACATCTTCACTTTGTTCAGAAACTTGAATAATAGTTTCTTCTTGATTAGTAATACTTTTTGAACAAGAGCCTAAATGCTCTACTTTTATTAAATCTAAATCGTCACCTAAATCTTCATTTATAATTGTAGCGCCTGTTAATAGAGATAAATCATCTAACATTTGTTTTCTATTAACTCCTAACGTTGGAGCATCAATAACGTTTATTTTAATGTTACCTTTTATCTTATTCATAGCTAGAGCAGCTAAAACACCTTTTTCTAAATCGCCTATAACAAGCAAAGGTTTATTGTTTTTTATTACGTACTCTAGCACTGTTTGAATTTGTCTTATTGTATCAATTCTTGATTCAACTAACAGCACCAATGGATTTTCTAGCTCAGCAGATTTATTTTCTTTATTAGTTATAAAATGCTGGTTTGTTAATCCTTTTTCATATTGTGACCCTTCAACTATTTTTACTTCTGTTCTACCTATTTTTGAAGGCTCCATCATTACTACACCAGTAAGATCTACAGATCTAAAAGCATTAGCAATTAATTTACCTAATTCTTTATCATTGTTTGTAGATATAGTAGCAATTTGATCTATCATTTCACCTTTTACAGGTGATGCAATAGATTCTAAATATTTTATTATTTTATCAACAGCAGAGTTTATTCCTTCTTTTAATTCTCTTGAATTAGTTTTATCTTGAACTTTATAAGCTTCTTGCAATATAGCATGTGCTAACACGGTGGCAGTAGTTGTTCCGTCACCAGCTTCTCTTACTGTTTTACGAGCTGCTTCTTTTAATAAAGTAGCGCCCATGTTTTCTACAGGATCTAACAAAACTACAGAATCTGCTACTGTAACACCATCTTTTGTTATTATTGGTTTACCTGTAGCATCTTCAAGTATTACACACTTACCGCTAGCTCCAAGTGTGGAGCTAACAGCTTGTGTAAGTTTTGTTATACCCTTAAATACTTGTTCTCTAGCTTTGTCACCAAAGTTGAGACTTTTGACTATAGCGTCTGACATAATTTAATTGTATTTAATTTAATTGTTATTTAAAGGTTTTCACGACTTTTGGTCCTTTCAAAAAATCTACTTTTTTAGCATAATGTTCTACTGATCCATCAATAGCTTTTTCTGCTCCTTCAATAGTTTCCCTACGAGTTACGTCGTGCCAAGTATCTTCATTTGGATCTTGGTATTCAGTTTGATAAAAACCGTTTGGTAATTGGGTTATCCTCCAGTTCTTTTTTTCTGAAAGATGTTTCCAAAGGTCAAGGGTTTCTTGTGATATTTGTGGTTGACTATTCCACGTTCTAGTCTGATAATAAAACGTCATAATTTTGGTTTTAAGTTTATATTTGGTTTATTGCTCTACCCGAGCAGGGTATATGTTTATAGTTACTGGTTTTATATATATTTTACTTTATTTGGCTTATTAAACCATTAGATACGGTTACTGTTACAGAGCTTTTACCACTAGTAGCTGTAAAACTACCACTAGCACCACTTACAGAGGCATCACTTCCATCTTTACCATCAGCACCATCAGCACCAGCTGGACCCTGTGGACCAGTTGCTCCTGTAGCTCCAGTATCACCTTTATCACCTTTATCACCCTTATCACCTTTTGCTCCATTACTACCGTCACTACCATTTGTACCGTTTGAACCTGCTGGACCCTGCGCGCCTGTATCTCCTTTATCGCCTTTTGGTCCTTGAGCACCAGTGCTACCTGTGTCACCTTTAGGTCCTTGAGGACCTGTGCTACCAGTATCGCCTTTATCGCCTTTATCGCCTTTATCACCTTTAGCACCGTCACTTCCATCAGCTCCAGCTGGACCTTGTGGTCCTGTAGATCCCGTGTTTCCCTTAGGTCCTTGTGAACCAGTATCTCCTTTATCACCTTTGGCTCCTTGTGAAGCTGCAGACGAAGAGTCTTTACCAAAAGCATCTTTTATAAATGCATGTAATTCTTCTACGTCTTGTCTTATGTCTTCTATTTGTTTTAATAAAAATCTATTTACTTGATATAATCCATCATCATTATATACTTCGCTAATATCTGTTAATCCAGCTAGATCATCAGATAT